TCTACCACGATGAGAAGGTTTAATATAGATAGAACCACCAGAAGCAAGAGTACGACGAATAGAACCTCCATATTCCAGTTTATAATTTTTTCCTATATAAGGAGTTGTAGAATCTACATAATTTTGAATTATTTTATTTCTACCTAATGATTTTCCACCAACATGCCTATGCGTTTCATTTCTAGCTTTATATCTATCGCCATTATAAGCTGCTTCCATAAAACTAGGAAAATTTCCTAAACCTCCATTATATTGAATGTCTATTGCTGCAGTTTGTAAACCCGTATCAAGGTTATCAAAAGAACCAGCACCATATTTTTTATCAAAAATCTTTTTTGCACCTTCTCTATAAGAGGTTACCATTTCTTGTCTAGCTTGAATAGCTTGTGCATCAGTCAAATAACCTTGTCTTTTAACTATATTAGCCCAACGTTTAGCAGAAGGATTTTTATGGTCTATAAGTTTTAAGCCATAAGCTATAGTTTTTTCTCCTCCTTCAGCAGATACATGAGGATACCATTTTTGTCTTTTTGCATCCCAACCTCCGTTTGGATTATTTTTACTATTTTCTATTTGACTAAGTAAAGCTATTTCATCAGCTATACTAGCGTCTTGTTTACGTTCAATATATGATTTTGGGCTAGGCACATTATCAATATATCTAGTTTGGTCCATAAGTTCGTATATAGTATCAGGAATACGATATGGTACAACTACAGTTCCAACTTTAGCTATAGGTCTTGGAGTAACAGTATCTAAATAATTTTTCATATTATTTATCATATTTATTCTTATTAGTTTTAGCAATCTTTAAGTCATTCTCCATTTGTTCTCTCTTAATCTGTCTATCAGCCGCTTTATTATACATATCACCAGCTAATTTCTCTCTATCCAGATTAAGTTTTTGTTGAGCAGCATTAGCTTTATTTTGTTCGGCTAATTCAGAAAGTCTATCACGAGCAGCTGTATCTTCAGTAGGAGTACCAAGCAAACTCATATCAACATCAATATATTTCATTTGCATTTCGTATTCATACTTGAGAGCTTCAGTCTTTCTATCTTCTTCACCCTTAGCTTGAATCTCTGCTATCTTTGCTTGCAACTCTTCTTGCTTTATCATCATGTCTGCCTGTTTCAAGTCATCTTCGTGCTGCCTCTTCATTTCCATAAACTTGTTTACAGTTTCTTTAATCTGTGTAACATTGTTTCCAGTAATAGCAGCAATAGCCATATCTAAATCACCATTTTGTGCAGCAGAGAAAGCCCATTGACGAAGTTGTTCAAGTTTATCAACTTCCTTTTGGTCGTTCTTTACAAGAACACTATAATCAGAATATAAGAAAGAATTAATGTCAAGACTTAAATAACGAAGGGCATATTTATCATCATAATAAGATGTTTGTAAACCATCAATATAAGCAACTTTAGCAAACTCTAAATCACGTTGATAATCACGTTTACGCATTTCATCAAACATGGTAACAATAATCACACTGCCCATAGAGGAACGTGTAATAGCTTCTTGTGTTGTAGCATTACCTGCAGACTGAGCAATTTCGCCATAACGTTGCATATTCATGTCTACCATCTCACGAGCTTCAAGTTTAATAGCTTCAATAAGATTAGTAAGCTGTGTAATATAATCACCCATGTTTGCGTTAAGCATACGAATTTGCTGCATTTTCATAGTATTTGCATCTTCCGAATCATCAATAAGAAGAGTGCCATCAGCAGCCATTCGATAAATCTTATCTTCAGTATTAGAGGCTATTAGACTTTCAGGAAGAAGAAGTATTAGCATCTTATTTTTTGCTATAACCATTTCACGATGATAAGAAATAATATTTCTCATAACTTGATATGGAGTAATAAGTTTGATAATACTAAACTTGCCCATAAAAGGAAGAACTTCCATAATACCATTATATGGCAACTTACCATCTCTTTGATAAGCTATTGGTCTAGCTTTAATAGGATAAATACCAGTATAACGAGTACCAATACGATAACCTTCATATACTTGAGGTTCATAAGCCCAATCTATAGAAATATCTCCAGCTTCTGAATTAAGCTTATAATCTTCTTCAACTATTCTTTGAGTTTGGAAGCCTTGTTCATTTATATAAGTAAGAATACCTTGTTTAGCTTCTCCCCTCCAAACAACATGCCAAACTTCAAATAAATTATTATTGTCTGCAGCAATGCTTACAGGATTATCTTTAAAGAATTGTCTTTCTTCTTTACTAAACTTTTCACATCCTTCTGGATAAGCTTCAAAATATTGACTATAAAGAAATTGTGTTCTAGCAGTTTGTGCAGAACTTGTATCATAATATTTTTCAAGAAATTCTCTATCTTTCTTTGTAAGAACATCATCAAACATATCAAGTATTTGAGGATAAGAAAGTAGCATTTTTCTTGCAAACATATCGTGGTCTTCTACAAAGAAATTAGAATTAGGAATAGGATAAGCTTCTAATACAGGTACATTTTCTTTGTAAAGTTTTTCTCCACGAATATCACTATATGTATAACATTCGCCAAGTGCGCAATAATGGAAGAAAGCAGAAAGATAAATAGTTATATCATTAGTTACAGAACGGATATAATTAAGAACTTCTTGAGCTTGTTTACTTTCATCATCAATATATTTCTCATTAAAATCCTTAATAAATTGTTCTGGGTCAGGCATTGCGTCTTGTGGATTAACTTGTTCCGCAGGAATACCTTGTTGAGCAGATTGTTGAATCAATTCTTGATACCTTCTTTCAAACTCTTGCTGAAATGCTTGTTCTGCTAACTTCATCATTTCTTCACGCAACTTTGCATCACGTTTAAGAACAATCTCTGGATTGTTAGCACCAACAATAAACTCATGAACACCCTTAAAATATTCAGAAACATAACGGCGAATAACATCACTCATTATATCAAAATTACGCATAGTAGCAGGAAAACGTTGGTAACGTTCATTTGCACTATTATAAGGATTAAGAGTTTTCTTATAAAATTCATTAGGTATATTTCCATGAAGAATATTAAGTTGAGTTTCAGACTCCGTTCTATCATTGAAAGATATGCCTTGAGCAATAATATGGTCAATGCAATTAGCATACCATTCTTGCTTTTGCTTTTCAGCACCACTCACTCTCTGGCGAGGAAATATGGAATAATTGTTTAGCATTTCTTAAAACCAATCTCTAATTAAAATATTATTTTTATCATCAATCACTTTCTTTCTATGGGCAAGTTCTTTAGCAGCTTCTACATCACAAAGTTTCCATTGTAAAGCTCGAATAATCATAGAAGAAACTCTATCAAAGTTACCTATACTATTCCATTTCTTGAGTTCAAGAATATGTTGATAACAATAAATAGTATGAAATAGTCTTTTAGTATTTCCTAAATCATCTTTGCCTACCTCTGAATAAAGCATTTCTTTTAATAGACGAAGACCTTCAAGTTTTCTAGGACCATCCCCAATGACAATACCATAAGTAGATGTTACTTGCCCTTTAAGAGAAGTATCCCAAATTTGTACTGGATCTTTCATAAGATATTTAAGAGCTTTCCACTTAGTAAAGTTACTAACAGTTTCACCTCTATTAACCTCAACTCCGACAGTACCAATACAATTATAATATTTAGCTAACAAATAACAAACTCTATCAGCTTCTTCTAGTTTTTCAGGTCTACCGTAATATGCTGCAACTAGAGCTGTCTTAAAACCATTATATTGAGATGGGTTCATCCATACTTCAATACTATTATGAGAATGTTTGTTTGTTATAAGTCTATTTTCTTTATTTACACCTACAGGGTCATAGCTTATAGAATAATATCCAGGAGGAGTTCCCATCACAGTTTGTCCTTCATGATTTGTATATTGTATCTGCACAGGATTAAACCATTTACGAATACAACCATGATGATGTTCATGTCCTTTAATAGGAACACCAACAATCCAGTCCCAAAAATCTACATTATGCTTACCCCCTTCTGCTTCAATACGAGCATTTGTTTTGAATTCTACTTTATTACCTTTTTCAAATAACCAACCATCTACAAAGAAATTAAAAGCATTATCAGTTCTAAGTCTTTCTTCCCAAGCCATTAGCTCTTCACTACTAAAAAGATTTTCTGTAGTAGAACTAAAAGACTCAGAAGGCATATTAGCATATTGCCCTAGATAATTAATATATTCTGCAAAAGTTTTAGCAGTTTTCTTTTTCTTTTCTCTTTCATTAAATGCAATTTGAAGACCAAGTTCTAAATCAGAATTACCATCTTCATCCATTGCAAACTTATCGCCAATTTGACCTTGAAGTCCCCAAGCATAAGGCTTAAAATATCCACAAATTTCATTACGACAATCTTTATCCCAAACATTTTCAAAAGGCATAAAACCGTAAGATTTTGGAGAATAAAAGTTTTGTTCAAAAACTTGCATATTACCTTCAGTTGCAGTACCCCAACCAACAAGATTACCAGTAACATAACTACCTGTTCTCATTGCAGGTTCTGTAACAGCCATAAACTCATCGAAGTTATCCATAGTAGAAATCTCCTCTGTTTTAACTTTCATCGCATCCTTACCAATAGCACAGTTAGGATTGTTCATTGCAGAAACAGAAAAAAGACCACTATTCCAAGACTTTGGAGAAACAACTCCATTAGGAAGCTTAAAGCCTAAAGTAAAATTCTCTTTGTCAGTTGATAAAATACCTCGTTTAAAAAATGTTTTAGTTTCATAAAAACGAAGATTGTTAATAGTGAAATCGGTAAGACCACCCTTAGCAGTAAGATACTTTTTGTCAATAGCTACATGGATTAATGTTTTACGAGCATTTAAGTTTATGTCATTAGCACTATCTGCAGCTTCAATATAAGAGAAACCACCACGACGAGTTTTATCTATAAGCAAATGAAAACCATTTCTTATTGCAAACTCTTTTACATGATGTGTCCAAAATTGAGCATCAATAAATTTACTAAAATCATAAAACTTTTTACCAACACTAGCCTTATCCGTACTCTTTACACTAGTAAGGTCAAGCTGCTCAATCATTGTATAATTAAGAAAATTATAATGAGCACCTGTAATTCTTACATTAATTATCTTATCATTTCTTAATAAACAAGGAGCTTCAAATCCATGTTTTCTACGATATTCTTCTCTTTTTCTAAGTTGTCTATGCGGAATACTATCTTCCTTATAAAAAGTAAAAGTTTTATTAGCACGATAAAAATCTGCCATTTCTGTAAATAGATATGTATTTATAAATCTATCTCCAGGATTAATATTAAGAAGAAAACCTCCACTATCCCCAATAAGAAATAAATCATCAGGGTCATCATATCCTGCGTCTTTTGCATGTTTATAATGACTTTTATCTTCATTTATGTATTGAAGAAAAGGATAATTCTTAATATATTCTTCTAATGTATTGTTCATTTTACTAATAACAATAACGACAAAGCTGCCGCTCCTATTGTAGTACCAATAAAAATATTTCTTTGTTTTCTAGTCTTCTTTATCTTATATTCAGCTATTTCAGCACAATTATCTAGTTCATATTGTAAACCATCAATAATTAAACTGTCATTATGTACAACTTGACGAAGATTAGAATTTATTTCTTTTTCATATTTAAGTTCTGTCATTTTACCATTAGCAATCTTAATAAAGCTAATTGGAACAGAAACAAGAGTATCAGTTTGTTCTTCCACCCCCGTAGAAGGGAGAATATCTGGTTCTACACCACCTTTACTAACTCTATTCTGACACCAACTCGTAGAACAATTTAATACTACTATCGTTGTCAAGACTAATAACTTCAATAACCTTTGCATTTTTAATACTATCTAAAGAGTTAATTTTAAGTTTAATACTATCATTAAGTTTAATAACTGAGTCTACATCTATCTTCTTTTCTACAGGGGGTTTATAATAACGTGTAGCACAACATTTACCAAGAGAAAAGATAGCAGCGCCTATAATTATAATAAGCCATATTACACCAAAAGCAGCAAAAGCCTTTTCAGTATCTCTAATATTTATATTCATAGTAAGTCAGTTTCATTAATTAACGTATAAGTAAAACTATTCCCATATCTATTAGCTTGTTGTTCACAAAGACGCATAAAGGAATCAAAATCCTCAGCACGTCTAAATACTTGACAACCTGCAGACCATTTGTTTACTTTAGTACTTTCACCAAATTCACAAGAACGATGAATGTTAATACCAAATATTCCAGTTTCAATAGTTTTAGGATTCATATCGTAAATTTCATCACGATTATTATCCCTATATACTCTAACAGGCTTCTTTTGACAAAGAGCTTTATATTTTCCTTGATGTTTAGCAATTTGCCAACAACCTCTATATTGAGCTGGAACAAGAATAGATGTTCCTCTAGGATTAAGTAATTTTTCTTTAATATAATAAAGACCTGGTTCAGTAGTAATAAAAGCTACAAATCTTTTTGTTTTTCCATTAGGAACGTTATAGGTTACAACAAGAATATCATCAAATTCATTTGTAACTCTATTATTGTTATTACTACGAATACCTATAATGTTCAAATTATAAGCACCATTCTTAAAATAAGCATAACCTTTTCTCTTAAATAGTTTCTCAAAATCAAAGGTTTCACATTTTCTAAACAAAGGAAAATTCATAAGCTAAATTAAATCTAATTCTAGTTGTTGTTTAATTGTCATAAAAGAACGAACAGCAAGTTCTCTATCTTTGAAAACTGCATCAGCTTCATTAGCAAGATAATTTATTCTATACCAATTAACAGTTTCTTCTCCTTCAGGGTCTACATGATAACCATCTTTATCTCTAAACGGTTGTCCATAAGCATTAAGAATAAAAGGACTTCCAATATGACAAAGACCTAAACCAGTACAAGGAATCTCTAAAATACGTTCGGCAAGTCTAGCGTAAATAGACAATTGCATAGTATAATGAGAACCATTACATTCATCTAGATGATTAAGAGGAGGAAGCATCTTTTCACTCTTACGAACCCATTCGTTAGTTAATTGATTAGGTATAGTCGTTTTATCTTTCTTAAATAACCACTTTCAAATTGAAGTCCACCACGATTAGTTTTCCAATCAAGAATAACAAAATCTGTAGGACGATAACAGAAAATATCAATAGTACCAGAAAGTAATAGAGTCGGATCAAATACACCTATTTCAGAATAAATAGTATAACCTTTATCAGTATAAAATTGAAATACTCTATAAATCTCAGGATATTTATTATTTGTAGCTTCTATAAACTTATCCACATCTAAAGGAGTGGGAAGAAGATTTGGAATATCAGCAAGAGTTACACAACGACCTTCAACTTGTTGCAGATATTTGATAGCTTCCTTAAACTTCGAAACATCTTTAATTGCGTCTTCTATTCCATTATGTGTAACATTACCTCTATCACAAGCTTCTTTTTTAATTTTATCCCACTGCTTTAGAATTTCTTTCTGACTAACACCTTGTTCTTTAGCTTTTTTCCTAGACCAATAAGCTGCGTCAAACTTAGGAACATAGTTGCCAATAATAGTAGTTACAGAAATATATTCATTACCATAACTATCAGTATATTTATGAGGGCCTTCGTCAAAATAAAGATAAGTATTCTTATAAATATCTTTCATATTTTATTCATAATTATCAGCATCCATACTACTAAGTACTACATTACCACCACGAGAGAGTTCAGTTTCTTTTTCATACATGAGATTTTCTCTAGCTTCTTCTAATCTTTTCAAAATAGAAGGAAGTTCTTTGCTTTGGTCATTAATAGCTTTAATTAAATTAAGAATAACAGAAATTTCATCAGTAGTTATTCTAGCATTTAATTTTTCATTAAGAAGACTATTAATAACGTCAATACTAAGATTAATATTATGTAAACCTTTTAAAATATTCTCAACTACTCTACCAGCTTCAGTAATGTTTTCCTCATAATATCTTCTTATTAGTCTAAGAACAAGAACATCAGGAACATAACCTTTTTCTAAATCGGCTTGGTCGATAGCCATTTTAAGAGCTTCTGCATCACTTAAACCTGCTTGTTTTGCAGGAGACTTTGGGTCTCCAAGATAATATATTACAATACATTCTTGAATATATCTTTTCTTATCTTTTGAACTATCTCTACGATAAAGCTCTCTAATATCTCTATCTATAAGTTGTCTTGTACTAGGTGGTATCGGCATACCATTGTCGTCTATTGAAATAAGGCTATCAATAGTAAGTTTATACTTATTCATAGTTCTCAAACTCTAAAGGACTTATATCAGAAAGAGTATAAGCTAATAGACGAGCATAACCATCATTTTTTCTAGAAGCTATTAAACGAAAATATCTAAGATTTTTACCAACGAATTTACTAACAGTGTATTTATAATATCGTTCAATCTTAACTCTTTTACCTATGTCATCAGTAACACTCTTTCTAAATAAAAGATACTTATCATGGTCTAAATTCTGTTTAGCTTCATCTAATAGTTCTCTAGTTTTATCAGATATTAAAGCTAAATGTGTCTTAGGTATTCGTAATCCTCCCATAAAAGGAATACTAGCCCAACGACCTTCACGAAGAAAATTAGTAGCATCTATTTCGCATTTCTTTACTATAGCAAGAGCAACTTCTTTATCTATAATATTTGCATCAATAGAAGCTAGTACATCTTCTTTGCGAAGAACCTTAACGTCGTATCCATTTGGAAATTTAAAAATATCACTCATAGTATATAAATAATCTCTACAAGGCGAACCATTTAGCCCGCCCGTAGAGGAAGGATATGATTAACAACTAGAACTGCTATCGCTACTATCACTATAAATATAGGAATCACTACCACCAGAACTACTCCAATCGCTAGAATCACTAGAATCATCAATTGGATTACCAGTAATAATTTCCAGATAATTTGTAGGAATATCACGAGCTACATTGTCATAATATCCAACTATTTCACAGTTAGGTACAAGTTTAAATTCAACAAAGTAACATTCTTCGTTACCGTAGTTGTTATTATATCTTTGAGCAACAGTAGTATCTTGGTCAAGATATTTAATAAATGTATCTATACTCAAAGTGTTAAGAGGAGATACTACATGGTTTGCTGTCATTAAAGCAGAAGCAGGAATAATAAGTTTTGAACGAGTAGTAATCTTTTTGTTAAAAGCATTTGTTGTAGTACCTGCTTTAACAAAAATAGGAATTACTCCAGATTTAAGACCTTTCTTACTTTGCTTACGAGCAATAATAACACTGCCTATAGTTTCTCTATAAACCAAAGCAATTAGAGAATAATCATTAGCAACATGAATACCAGCGGTAACAGCCTTTAGATAGCTAATAGAGATTTCTCCTAAACTTGTTGGAAACCTAAATATAATTCTATTGTTTCCGTTAATAAGTTCAAATCGTTTCATAACACTAGTTTTATTTAATTAAACAATACATAGTTTAACACTATCTTTAATAACAAAGTTCTATAATATGCTTTCAGGGGCAAATATAATAGTTATGTTGAACATAGTGCTATAAAGAGGCAATTATTTTCCTAAAATTAAACAAATTTAACATTGATAGTGCTTCATCTGTGCTTGGAAAGCACTTGATGCTGCACGCAGTGCCACAGGCGTGTTTACTATTGATAGCAATTGAAGAATTAAAGAAGATTCCAAAGTTATTCCTATAACAGGAGTAGTAAACTTTTTGAATAAGCTCTTCTGATAGCACTTGTTGCTATTAATGGATAAGTTTGTGGAAGTATGTTTTAGTATATGTAAGATGTTGATAGTTTTAGTAATATTGTGATTAAATATTTATGTTATGTTGTTTTAAGTATTAGTTTTAATATAATTATAAGATTATTTTATTATTCTATTATAAGGTATTATAGTTATCTTATATAAAAGAAAGTATATTATATAATATATAAATATATTATAATAATATACAAAAGAAAAATTTTTATAACTTTATTCTTAATATTATAAAAGGTCTTATACATAGTGTTGCAAGATATATAAAACATGGTGTTGATTTTAAAGATAAATGAAATCTTGGAAATAAGATTAATTATCAATCCCCCGTAGAAGACAGATATAATTGTACTGCTTTACTTATGAGATAACGAGAAGAAAGTAGAGAAAAAGATAATAAAGTTATTCCAACTAAAATTTTTAATAGTAAAAGTGAAAGTAATAGTTAAAATAGTAAAGAAGAAAGAGAAAAGCAAAGTTATAATAAAAGTAAAGATGAAAATAATGGTTAAGTTAATGAAAGTGGTAAAATAGACTTTATAAATGTAAGCGTGAACCTCTCACTATCAACCCCTGGTGTTGTTAACTAACGTTAACATCCCCCGTCACAAGTTCCAATTCTTGGAATTTCTCATTCTGCAACATAAAAAGTTTTGGTGATAGAAGAACTATCACTGGTGTCGGTTCCTTTAACCGATAATGTCTTAAAATTACAATTATGAAGGACATTAAATCAATCCGTGAAGCTTTGCTCAAGGAGGGTAAGGCAGAGTTTGTTACTCTTAGTGTTATTTCTGCTCGTGCAGGCAATAAAGAAGGTACAAATATTATCCTTCTTCTTGAAAAACCTGTCGTTAAATTCAACGATAGAGATGAGAAGGGTGTATTTGTAGAGTCTGAAGTTGATGAAATTAGCATCATGTCTTCAGAATGCTTCGATATAGCCAAAAGAAATGGTTATCTTGCTCCTCGTTGCTATGATTTCCTGCATGCAGATAGTGATTTACTTGTTGCTCTTGCAGGAGCTACTCTTACTTGTGTTCATCAAAAGATTGAAGAAGGTCAATCCAATGTCAATCCTTTTGCTGAGACTGTGCTCAAGCCAGAGAGTGTAGCAAAGAATACACAGCATTATTATTGGCTTAATGGTATTGAGCTTAGTAATGAGGGCAAAGATTGGCTTCGTTATTGTAGTCGCAACAAGTGAGTTTAAAATGGAGGGAGTGGGCTTAGTCCTACTCCCTTTCATTAACATCAAAAGATTACAGCTATGAAGATTACACTTACTGACATTCATTGGAGAAATCAAGACGATAGTAATGTTTTCAATATTCATGCTATTCAGTCTATTGAGCTAGATGAAGATGCTGGCATTGTTACAATTACAGGTGCTAGTGGTACATACAAATCACCTTATTGTCACTTGACTTATGGTGGTGGTGTTACTCATTTTGAGTTTTGTTGCATGAGACCTTATAGTGCAATACTTGAGTACATTAATGTTGCAGTATTTCAACATAGAGGTGCTGTTGCTGTTGCTTGTGGTCCAAAACATTGTGATGAATGGTTTGAAAATCGTTGTCGAAATTATTGTTATGGGCTATGAATAGTGTATTTTTAGTTTCTCTTGTTGGTGAAGGTGTTCATGCAGGTCGTTCTATACTTGGTTTTATTGACTGCAATGATAGAGATTTTCTTGCTCGTCATATTAAAAACAATTACAATCTTACACTTGGTGAACAATATCAGCCACGATTTACATTTGAAATTGGATGTCATTGGGAATATGCTACAAATCGTCCAGATGTTGATGTTCACATTGATATTGTGTCAAATCTTAAAGAGTAATATATTAGAGGGAGTAGGCTTAGTCCTGCTCCCATTTATTAACATCAAACAACTACAACTATGGACAAATACAATACAGAAAGTGGCTACATAATGTCAGCTCTTGGATATAATACAGAAACTGTCGAAAGAATAGACAAACTTGCATTTTGGCTTTATTGTATTCCTGTTAAAGAGCGAAAAGAAATTCTTGATGTTCTAAGATACCAATTTAGTATTGAAGACTATAAGAATGAAAGGTTTGATGAAATTCTTGCCAATAGAAAATAAAGAGGTGCTGGACTTCGGTCTGGCACTCTTTTTTACTGAGGTTTTCTCATTCTCAACAAAACAAGTTTTGGTCTCAATCTACAACAAAATAAGATTTGGCGTTGCCAAATTGATAGTGTTGACAGTGATGATAAGTGTTCTCGTTGACATTATTGTGACTATATTGTTGATAAGTGTTTTATTCATATAAAAATAAATAATTATGAAAACATTAACTTTACTTTTAGCATATATTGTAATAATATGTGTAGTATTTATGCCAATATGGGCAATATGGCATTGTATAGTATTTGGTTGTCCATCAGAAATCATCTATTATGTCGGTATTTGCACTTTTATATTCTCTAGTATCATCATTTTTATGATGTATAAGTGTATTAAGATGTTGTTTTGAATAGTTGTAATTGTTGGTTGAAGAGTGAAAGTAGTAATAATGCTGTGTTTTGTGGGTTAAACTTAGACAGGTATTAGACTTTTTCGTGTGTGTCAATAGCATTAGGAGTAATAAATTGTGTGAGCAAGTTAGAAATAAGAGGTGTTTGAAGATATGTACGAGTATCTGGGGCATTACTTCCCCCAACACTTCCTTCTCCACTACTTTCATCTCTTCTTTTCAGTCCTATTATAATTACTGTCCTTAATCCTTCTCTTTTGTACTCTTTTACTACTATTTACAATATCTCTTAAATCATCATTACTAGTACCTTCAAAATTAATATTTAATTTGTACTAAACATTACTGTCGATTACTTAACATTAACATTTTATATATTATTATGGTAACTTTATATTTCGCTTTAACTGAAGCACAAATACTTATAATACTTCTTATCTTGCATAAGATTATTAATAATAACAAAAAATAATACAATATGAATACTATCTTATTTGTTTTATATCTTTATTTATTATTTAGTGAAATGTTTTGTTTAAGTTTTCTTTATGATGACTTATCAGAATATAAAATAATACCTAGAATATTAATAAAAGTAGTAATAGTTTTAATTTCTGTTATATTATTTCCTATATTTCTAGGTGAATCATTAAGTAAAATTAATAAAATAAAATAGCTCTTGCAAGAGTAAAAAAAGACTACTGATAAACTACTAGTATAAGTCTTTCTTAAATATAAGTTTTCTTTATAACTAGTCTTTTTTAATAGGTTAGAGGAAAAACCTATTCGTGGGAGAAGTCGCGCTCTCCCACGTTAAATTTTTATAATATTATCATTAACAATATTAACAATTACAATTATGGAATTTACATTATTAAGATTTGGACATCCTGCATTAAGACTAAATATGGAAAATGTAGATAGGATTGTCTCAAGAGATGATTTACTAGAAGTAAATTATCACGATGGAAGTCATGTATTAGGTTATATGATAAGAGTTGAAGAACAATAATTATCAATATATAAACTAATTACAATTATGAAACTAACACAAATTGAAAAATTAGTAAACTTTTGCAATAAAGTTACTATTGAAAACAATGAAGATACAAGAGGACTATGTGCTTATTTTGAATATAAAGATAAGCAATATTATATTAGTATGGTGTTTACTAATGATAATGGTCCTGATTGTATGATATTTCCAGCACTTGATAGAAGTGTTGCTTCTTGGAGATATTTATATCATACTAATGACATAGAAGAAGTTTCTAAGAAAAATATAAGACAATGTATATTTGACTTTCTATCAAATGTATAACATATAAGTGATGTAGGTAACACATCTGCATATAATCACACGTGTACTCATAACTCTTACAATAGTTATCTACATCACTTTTTATACTAAAATAAGAGGTGCTGAACCTCATATAAATAATCATTTTTAATTAACTTTTAAATTTTATCATTATGAACAAGAAAGAAATTTGCGACCAACTGCTGAAGGAAGGGTGTGAAAAAATTAACGACATCTATGTTCGTAGTATTGTTGTAACACCACAAAGTGAATATACTAGACTTGGTCTTAGTATAGATAAAAGTATTCCTCAGTACAAAGAGGTAGAAAAAGGAGTATTCGAACTTAAAGAAGGAAATACTGTGTTTGTTTCAGCATTTTCTATTGGTAGTCTTCTTAAAGATAATATGCGTGCAGCATTTGCCGTTAATTATCTTAATGCTCATCCAGACGCTTATAACGTAATTCTTAGTGGTGCTAAGATTTCTGTTATTCAAGAAAAGGTTGCTGCAGAAACAATGTATAAGAATCCATTTAGTGGAGAAGATGCAAAGATTTCTAAGATGAAGTACGATACAATTGTAAATCATGTTGTATCAGTAGAACTTAGCGAATTTGCTTTAGAAAATCTGAAAGAAATAGCTAAGAAGATGATGGGCTTCTAAATATTATTTGTAGGAGAGTTGAAATATACTCTCCTACTTTAATTATTAAGTATTTAACAATTATATTATGAAAACTTTATTTTGTATTGTTATTGCTGGTATCCTTTCTCTTATTGGTATAAGTCTTTATGCTCAGAGTTATAAGAAAGAAGGAAATACCTTTATTCAACAGCCTAGAAATGCTTCTAGACAACCTGTTAAAGAAACTCCTTATAAGTATTCTGATACTAAAGGAAATGTTTATACTATTTATATAACTGCTTCTGGTACTTGTTTCATAAACAAGATTAGTAAAAATAGTGGTAAAGAATATCGCTATTATCTTGATGCTGAAATTAGTAAAGAAGTTGCTAAAGCAATGGGAATTGAATATAAGCCTAAAGTTAAGGCTGATAAGTAGCATAATCTTCCTCTACGGGGCGGCTATATAGTCAAATTGTTAAACTTTCTTAATTTGATTATTTCTAACCCCCTTTAGAGGAAGAATATCAATATAAATTATTATCTTTGTAGCACAACCAAAATTTATAGTGCTATGTATTCTATTGACGGAGATATTAGTTTTGAAGATTATGCTATTGAAATAGATGAAGACTATGTATATGAAGATTATGATGTTGTAGAACAACAAGATTATGAAGCATATAATGGTGAATTTAAAGAAGAAACTGACATTCAATTTGAATGAATAAACAATAATTTAACTAGTTAAAATTTATCTATTATGGCACGTACTGCTGACTCTAAGAAACCTGCTACTAAAGGTTCTCTTATGAAACAAACAAAAGCTGAACTTGTAAACATTATTCTTCGTAAAGATACTGTGGACAAGGAAAAGCAAGAAATTATTGATGAACTGCATAAAAAGGCAGTTACTCGTGTAGAGTATGAATCTCTTAA